TGAGCTTTTATACTCTCAGCATAGGCTTCTAGCTCTTTACGTTGTTCTGCTACTTGTTGTGTCTTTTGCGTGTAGTCTAAGCCTTGTTGAGCTAATGCTACTACTTCGTCTAGTGGTTTCTCAACATCTTCACCATTGACTTTAAGTTTAAGGATAGCAGGAACTTCATCTTGCGACTGTTCTTCTTCCTCAGCTTCGTCATCTGATTCTTCTGTTGCTTCTTCTTCAGTCTCTACTTCATCAGTAGTTTCTTCAGCTTCAGCCTCTAGTGGTGTTTGTTCTTCTTCGTCTTGAAGTTCAGGTGGTTTAACATCTGACTCAACACTATCACCAAGCATAGTCTCTAACCGACTTTGTGGTGACTGTTCTGCGACTTGGTCACTCATAGTTTTATTTCCTTGAAATTAGACAATAAAAAAACCTACCGAAGTAGGCTTTAAGTGGGCTTGTCCTTACCCAAATATCTTAAACTTAGGTCTGTCCGTTTGGATAGCTGCTAACTTACCTGTGTGCATCACGTCAGTAAGTTGCTTGTTAATTTGGTTTAGTAGTTGTAGTGCTATTACTAATTTGTTATGTGTCTTCTCATCACCTAGTGGACTGTTAGCCATACTAGCAATAAGACTTTCTCTTACCTTATCCATAGCTTCTTTGTAGATAGGGTTATCTAATATCTGTGATGCTTGTTCACCACGTTTAACTTCTTCTAATGACTTATCCGCCATACATCATCCCTGATTGTGCTTTGATTTGTGCGATAGCTAAATCAGTCTCAGCTTTTAATTGTGCCTTGAAGCGTTCTAGTTCTGCTTGAGCTGCTATCTTTTCACGTTCAATTATAACATCATTCTGTGAACGTACTTGCTCTTGTTGTAGTTGAGCTTGAGCTTTTTGTTGTTCAATTTGCAACTGACCTTGCACCATAATCTCTGCTTCAGAAGGCTTGTCTTGTTGACCTTCTTGCTCAGGTGTATTAGCTGGATTAACCCAGAACTCTTCAGGGTTCTTAAAGCCTGCATTCTGTGTAAGTTTAGCTAATGCGTTATATATCTTTTCAGGGTTAGTTAAGCCAACAGCAATAGCTTCTTTTTGCATATTTAAGATAGATGTTAAGTGAACCAATTGTTGGTCTTTATTACCTGCACCTAAGCCTACAGAGATAGATAAGTCTTTACGAGCTTTCCATTCTCTAGGGTCTACTTCTACCCATTTGTTACGTAGACGAATAATGTCTGGTTTAGTAAGTGTTGTTCTAACTAAATGATGCACAAGTTTAAATAACTCTTTAACGCCTGTCTCTGCAAATGTTCTAGCTACTAACTCAATACGTTGTTGAGACGCATTCATAATCTGTGCTACACCAGTAGCTGTCTTATTAAGACTGTTAGAGTCTAAGCCTTGGTTGTAAGCTGTGATACCTGTTCTCTTCTCTTTCATAGAGTCCATGTATTCAACCATACCGAATGATGATGCTGGTAGTGGTGGATGTGATAAAGGCATAATGCCTGAACCTGGGTCACCTTCTACACGAACAATACCACCTGGACGTGACGTTAGCATATCGTCTAGGTTTACTCTGTCAGATATTGCATAACGACCATTGTTAGCTAGATACATATTATCTAACTGACCACGAATAAGTGTTGACTTAATTAACTGAATGTCCATAGTCAAGTCAGCATAAGAACGACCAATATGTCTATGTGGCATTATCATAGGTGTGATACATGCGAAAGGTACATACTCACATTTCTCTTTATAAAGAACTGTGTTACCTAATACGACTACTCTATATCTTTCACCATCTAACTTAATGTATGTGTCTTTAACGAGTGCTTCTTGTGACTCAATAGCTCTATCATATTCTTCATCATAAATATCACGAGCATTAGACTCTTCTTCAAAAGTGTCTCGTAGGTCTGACATAATAGACTTGATGTATTCTAATGGCTTGTCAAACGTTTCAGCAATGTCAGCTAACTGCATAACTTCTCTGTGTTGAACAAACTTAGCATCTTGTAGGTTAGGACCTGATACCTCTACAGATATCATCATGTTTTCAGGTGCTACGTTATCAATGTATATTTCAGTCTTGCTTTCTGTAACCTTGAGCTTAACGTCATGTAACATAGGTTGCATAACTGTAGCTGGGTCTACACCATTCATAGCTGCTTGTTGATAGACAACATCCATGTTGACACTTGGGTCAGGGTAACCAGTATGCTCTAATACTTCTGTATTCTCATCTGAAGCCAACATTTGAAGTTGGGCGTCTGTCAACCCCTTGTATTCGTATTCTTCTTCTTCCTCTTCTTCTTCGGCATATACTTTTACATAACCGTTCTTAGATAGTAATGCGTCTTTAAACCATACATAGAATACTTTGAAACCTTCGTTCTTTTCCATAACGACATGGTTTACATAATCTGTTTCTTGGTCTGCTGCTTCTTGGTCTTCAGGACCTTTAGGGTCAAACTGAACAACCTTATCACCGGCTACAAAGACTTTTAAAAGCTGAGGGAGAGCTGACTCAATAGTATCTTGAACGTCATACGATACAACTTGTGAACGACCTTCTTCTTCGTTACCGAATGGTTGTCCTAGGTAATAGTCAATCGCTTCTGCTCTATCATTAGACAATGCACTATCATTTACACCATAGGCTATATTCTCTTGAGCCTCTATCTGTGCAATTATTTCCATGTCTTCTATATTCATTAAACAATTCCTCTATTTGTATATTGTATTTTCTCTTTGCTCCATGACTCGTTCTTCATAGACTCAATAGAGGTACATAAATATCTGAACGCATCTGCTCCATGAGAGAACTCATCATGCAATGGTGCACCAGGTTCGTTGGTTGCAGAGTTTATACTTCTGCGATAATTCTTTAAACATTCAACAAGTCTTTGTGCTGACTTATCAAAGTATATACGGTGGAAGTTCATACGTGCTAACTTAATACCAGACTCTATGTCTGCTTTAGGTACGATACGTATATCCCATCCTAACTTCTTCATAATATCTTCTGCTGATATACCATGCTTAAAGTCTTTAGACTGTCCGTCATGTGGTAAGAACATTGTACCCCAGTTATAGGATAAGTTCTTTAGTTGTGCAGAATAACTATCTAGTGTTCTGTGGTCATCTTCTATATAACCAATGATGCGTAAGTCTGATATACCCTTTTGGCATAGGATAACTGACATGCTGTCGTTCCATCCTAAGTCCATGACTACATGAACCTTCATCATAGGGTCATAAGGTACAGTTGTAATACGGTTACCTTCTTGTGCTTCTCTTATCTCGTTAGAGTATATAGCACCATCTACAGCAGCCTTACAATCACCTAACCATATGTTTGCATAGTCAGGGTTAGTCTTCTCGCTATGCTGACGTTCTATTTCAAGAACTTCGCTGAACCATGGATTATCCATGTAATTTAGCTTAACTACCTTAGCGTTCTCTGGTGGGTTTACACAATAGCGTAAGTATGTATCGTCTGTATCTAGCCCAGGATTAAATGATACCCATATCTCTGACTCTGGTTTACGTATAGTAGGAATAAGTATATCCCACGATTTGCGTGAAATGGTCTGAGCCTCCTCACACCATACACGGTCTATGCCTTCATAACTTTTTATTGACTCGGCTGTGTTATTAGCTAAACCTGTAAATACAAATAGACTACCGTTAAGACCACGTATCTCTGACTCTAATACTTCATAAAACTGACCTAAACCTAATGCTTGTATCTGGTCTGACAAAAGCTGGTGAACTGAGTTTTTAATACTACGTTGCACTTCTCGTGCACATAATACACGCAATGGTTTATTAGCTGCTTGCAATAATAATGCTCTAGCAAATCCCCATGACTTACCTGAACCTCTACCACCGTATGCTACTTTGTAACGGTGTGGCTCAAATAAGAAGTCTAGCTTACTCGGAAACTGGGCTATCGTCTGGCTTGACAAAGCTAATTCCTATTCCAATAGGTAAATCTTTACCATCTGCTCCGGTAATCTCTTGAATGGCTACTGCTTTACCATCTAATCTATCGCCAATCTCTTTTGCTGCACCTAAATCACCTTCTGCTGCTTTTTCAAATAGCTTTTCAGCAATAGCGTGTATGCGTCTGTAATCTTCTTGTATGGCTAATTTACGAATTGTATTTGCCCATATCCTGTTGTTTTTATTAGAATTTGTATTACCGGCTGGGGCTCCTACTTTAGGTTCTTTATCTTCATTGTTATCCATTGTTATGCAACTCCTTATAGGTTGGTTGCCCTCTGTTATAGTTCTGAATCTTTGTTGTTACTCTTAAGTGGGTATATCATTCTATGGTAAGTCTGCCACCACTCTTTTGCGTAATCAGTATTCTGATAGTCTTTAAAGCATGGTGTTCCCAATGTGTGATGCACTAATTTAGCATCTTTGTTATATTCGTATTCTGTTTCTAGCCAGTTCCATGTTTCGTCTAGCTTACCTACTTGTTCTTCAGGATACTTTAGCCATTCAAACCTGTGTAGGTATTTACCTGTTTGTTCTTGAATAAATCTAGGTGTTAGCTGACGGTTCAACCAATGAGAACAGTTCCAGAGCATTACTGAAGACCAATTCTTTTTAGGATAGTCTTCGTTCTTTGCACCTAGATATTTAACAGGATGCTTTGTTTTATAGTGATGCTTTACAACTTTGACTGCTTCATCATTATCAAAGTTAGCTAGTATCTCTGCTATATCTGTTCTGCAAATCATATCACCATCTACGAATAGTGCGATACCTTTAAAGTTATTTAGATATGGCACTAGAAAGCGTGAATAGATAAATGCGTTGCTGCCGTCTGTATGTGTTTCTTTGTAGTCTTGTAATGTGTTTAATGCTAATGGTGTAAAGCTAACCGGTATAGATGACTTCTCTATAACTGATTGACAAAAGTTATGATAAGCAATTGGTTCTACCTTGCCGTCATATCCTACGTATATATCTAGTTTTACCACATTATTTCTTTTTTGCTTTCTTAATAGGCTTCGCTGTTTTAGCTGCGTCCTTAAAATCTTTTGCTGATGGCGCTGCTTTAGAGCCAACCTTATTCATTTTTTCGCCAGAGCCTGCTTTAATTCTGGCTTTCTTAGCTGCAATATTTGCATAGAGTCCTGGTTTAGTAGCCACTTTTTATTCCCTTTTTTACAGGTTTAGCTTTTACTGCTTTACCCGTTTTTTTAGCATAAGATTTAGCTTCTTTCTTACCTTTTTCTGTATAAGCAAACTTTATTTTTCCGACCATTGGCATAATTATTTTCCTTTTTTTGAATTACGTGTACTAATAGCTTTAGCTTTTGCTTTTGCATCCGCTTTACTTGATGCTCCCCATGCTTTTAATGATAATAATAATCTTGTAGGTTCGCCATTAGGTTTGCGTTCTGGGCCTGGCATATTACCCATACGTGCTAAAAATGATGCGCGTCTTGGGTTATCCCCTGCTTTTACAGGCGCTTTTAAATTACCACCAGTTTCTTTATTATAAGAAGCCCTGCCTTTAGCATTTAATCCGCCCTTTGGATTTTTACCGGCTTTTTTTGTCCATGCGGCAGTCATTATTTTTTCTTCTTTTTGCTCATGCCTGCAGAGCTAAGTGCAATTGCAATTGCTTGCTTTGGTGATTTAACAATCGGACCTTTTTTAGTGCCTGTGTTTAATTTACCAGCTTTAAATTCTTTCATTACTTTGTTTACCTTTGCCATCTTGCCGGCTTTCGTTGTTGGCTTCTTCATTTGGTATCCTTATAAAAATATGGTCAAACTGACAATCAGGGCAAACAGGATAACCGGTTGAGTCAAAGACATTACCGCACTGTTCACACACATTAATATTCATGATAAAAAAAATCCCACCGAAGTGGGACAATTGGAGATTATAAATGATAGAGACTACTCCTCTATCGCCTTGTATTATACTCTAAATTTAATTATTTGTAAACATATTTATATATTTATTTTGCGGCTGGCTAATGTAAGCAAATTGTCTAAAGCTAATTCATGTTTATATTCAAATGCAAATGGTTTTTTAGCATTAAGATAGTTATGATATAGAGCA